ATCACAATCTGTGTGAACGACTTCATACTCAACTTAAGAATATGCTTCTCAAGCATTTCCTGATAGTCGCGCGCAGCTGCGTCTTGGTCAATCAGTACGCCGTCTTCTATAATTTCAAATAGATTAGGCTTGATTCCGCGCCTTACGACGTACTGATGATCTCTAGTGACAAACTCAATTTCGACAACGACTTCACGCCCGTTGACTGAGTTTATCAGCTGATCTTTCTTAACCTTACGGAAAGGCTTACCATACAAACCAAAGCACAATGCGTCAAGCATCGTCGACTTACCCGCACCGTTTTCACCAACGATGAGGGTTGATTCGTTTTGATCTAGTTGGATTTCTGTGAAGGCGTTACCCGTTGAAAGGAAGTTCTTCCAACGGACTTTCTTGAAATGAATCATTTCTTCCCGATAATGTCACGAGGATGATCCTGATCATCCCACCTATAGCGCCCCTGAAGATTAAGAACCAGGCGTTGGTTAGTATCAACATTTTCAAAAACCTGAACGCCACTACGACGTTCAAGATAACGATACTCGACGCCTTCGCGATCGACATAGATTTCGTTGGCTACAAATTCCATAGTCATGTTTCCATCTGAAGAGCTTCATGATATAGTGAACGCATCAACTTGTCAAGATCTTTGTTATCCACGTTGGATTCGATGGTGTCAATATACTTCGACAGAATCGTTAGAGTATCTTCAGCCTCATCGAGAAGATCAGACTCGTCGATGGCATCCATGTTACGATGGTCTTCGACAATGATCACTTCGATTGGGCTGGCTTCGTATAGCTTAGTCGTGAACAGATCAAAGTTCATAGGATTGTCTTTATTCTGAACAATCAGCTTGACATAGCAACCATTATACTTTTTCCAGTCGCGATCGAGGAGCTCTTCCGTGCTAGTATCTTTGTCGTTGTACCAAACCTTACGGAACATTCTGAATGGGTTTTCTATGAACGCCAGTTCACGAGTTTCCGTATCAAAGATATGAAAGCCTTTAGGATCGTCGTAATCGCTCCAAGTAAACTCACCATGAGAGCCAAGATAATGGATATTACCATTAGAAGACCTATGATGGTAATGCCCAGAACATACAAGGTCGAACTTGTTAAAAAGAGAACGGTCATCACCGTGACTGACAGGACTTCCGCGATACATTTCGAATCCAGCGATTTCCAAGTGACCCATCGCGATCTGAGCATCGGTATTCCTTATCAGTTCTAGTGTTTCTTCACGATTATCATCACAGATCCATGGAATGAATAGTATAGGAACGCCACCGCAATTTAATATTGTGGCTCGTTCATAGAAGATGAAGTCGTTGTTGAAAAACTCTCGAATGGAGTTGACTGAATTCGTATTCTTGTAATATGTGTCGTGGTTGCCGATGATGAGATGGGCTGTGATGTTTCGTTCGCGTAGAGGTGATATAAAATCATCACGCAAGCGTTTAGCCGTGTTGATGTTGAGGTATTTACGACGATCAACCAGATCACCGAGGTGGATAACAGAGCCAATGCCATGAAGATCGAGATACGGGAAGAATACCTCATCGAGAAACCTTTTGTTGTTATCGAGGAACGCAAGATGATCGTTACGAACTCCCCAATGTGTATCAGTAATCAAAGCAATCTTCATGGTGTAGCTTTCTTGCTCCCACGCTTGATACCCTTGCTGATCTCAAAGTCAGCCATGAACTTTTCCATCTGTTCCTTTGACCACTCGCCATACTTGATGTCTGTATCGTAGTTGTTGCTACGATCACCGTCCTGCGACTCAGACGTTTCTCCCATGATGTTGGCCTGCTCAATCGCAGCATACTTGGTATACAGATGCTTTTTTTCTTTCTGAATGCGTCGAATGAAAGCGAAGTAGATAATCTGTGTAAAGTATGCGAAGGGATTCTGAGACTTAGCTGGATCAAAGTTGTTGATGTAAAGCAAACAGTTCTCGATGCCATCAGAGATCATTTCGTCACGGAACGTATAGTTAGCAAAGTTCGGACGATAAGCTAGATGCGTGGCAATCTTCATGATGCACTCACCGACATAATGTGGGATACGTGGGGATTGCTTACCAGCTTCTTGACTAGCAACAACTTGAGCTTTGTATTCTACCATCGCAGCATAAAGTTCTTTGTTGTTTACATAATGTGCTCGAGCTTTTTTCATTAGTGGATATTTCCTGAACTGTTTGCAGTAGCCATAGCTAACATCGAACGAACATACTGACGACGCTGTTCCACAGCTTCTTGTCGTTGGCGTTCATCTTTTCTAATCTGTTCATTAATGGTTCTTAGGTACTTATCTGATATATTATCATCAACATGCATGTATGTCAAGATATTAGTCTTGTTGATACGAATCTTTTCTTCCATCAGACTTTCAAATGGTATCCAGCGCATAATAGAAGTTGTTACAGTCATCGTCGTGGCAGATGGCATAAGCTCGACGCGATATGGCTGAGTAACCCATAGGCATTCTTCTTCATCACCTATGAGCTGAACGAGCAAATCTTCGCCGTTATTCATCTTCAAAAAGTACACTTCGCCCTGTTCCATTATCGCTCCTCAGCTTGATGTTGTGCAGTTCATAAGGGAATCCCTCTGCACTATACATCTTAACTCGTTCAATGAGATGATTCAGCGTATAGTTCTTGTTCTTGTTAGTCGAAAGATTGTCAGCTATATCAAACAGCGTCATGCTGTCTTTTGTATCTGAGATACGAAGCCCACGACCAATGGACTGCATGGTACGGATACGACTTTTTGTGGGGCTTGCAAAGATAACGTTATGAAGGTTCTTGATATTTATGCCCGTCGAAAATGTTCCGTATGATGCTACGATGATAGCATCCTTTTCTTGTTCGACGATGTGTCGAATCTCTTCACGGGTTTCGCCATCAACGCCACCATGAACGAAAAACACCTTGCGGTCTTTAGCCTTTTCTCTGATCATGTCATAAAGTATCTGCCCGTGCTTTTCCACGAAAGCATACAGGATTAGCGTATTACCCCCAAGAGATAAAGAAAGATTAGTGATAAACCTATTGCGAGGAGCAAACGAAACAATATGTTCAAGTTCATCATGATAAGACGACCCTTTCAGTTTGTCACATTCTTCCTTCGGATGGCTCAGAACCAACGCTTTCACTTTGATCTTTGCGAGCTTTCCCTGTTCGATAAGATCCTTCGTATCAATGATCTTGTGAGTAGGACCAAACAACCCATTGAGAACCAACTCGTTGACTACGCTACCATCCAACGTTCCCGTCATACCGAAACGATACTTAACGTTTGTAGCATTAGTCATGATCTTCGTTAGCGACTGCGCTTTGAACAGATGTGCTTCGTCACCAATGATCAAATCAAACTGATCGAAATACGATTTAGGAAGCTCGTATATCGACTGCCATGTTGAGATAACAATAGGTTTAGGTGCTATCTTTTCTTGTCCAGCAAAGACACGATGAATCATAGCATCACTGTCTAATCCATACTCACCAAAATCGGATGCAAGCTGATTGACGAGGGATATGTTTGGAACTAGAATAAGGACACGAGTTTTAAACGTTTCACAATAAAATCTCGTGATCAGATACGCTATTAAGGACTTACCAGAAGCGGTAGGGCTAACAAGGATGCAACGACTATTGCGCACAGCAAGAGCAAAAGCGCGAAGCTGATGAGGATTAGACTCAAAAGGTAATCCCAATGTAGACGCAAATTCTTTAGCTTCTTCAAGTGAAAATTCCTCAGTGATGGTTAGCTCAGGATCAATAGCGATACTGAAACCGTTTTCTTCGCAGAAATCTTTGATAGTTGTAACCAATCCTGCATAAGTTTGCATGTTGCGTGAGTTAAGAAGTCTTATCTTACCATCCCACACGCGCGACTTATACTTTGGTGAAAACTTAGCACCAGGAACTTCAAACGTCAAAAAGTCCGCGAGCTCGCGCACGATGCCTGCATTACCATCGACACGCATATATGCTTCGTTGACTTTTGTGAGCGTTATATCAGAATCCATTCGTAAACTTTCTCCACTCAATGGCGGACTTGATGTCGTATCCGCGCTTGTGGATACACTTCATGATTTCAACAATAACTTCGACCTTTTCTTCCAGCAACGCGATGCGTTCATCCATACGTATAAGATCGCCGTCTGAGTCTATGTAGCCCTGAACTTCGTTCTTCAGAACTTTATTAAGAAACGGAGTACGCCCAATACGTTCTAGATCTTCTGGATTATTAAGATTGCCGAGGTAGTAATCGCGCAATGTGCTGTAGTGAGCTTTCTTGCGGATCATAGCAGAACGCAACTGGCTGCGAGTTTCGCTTAGCAGCCTGTTGTATTTGGCGTGGAGTGAGGATATGTTAAGGGAGTCTTGATCCAAGTTGAGATCATCATACTTGCAATCAACTTCCCACATGGCGTAGATATCTTCTAATTTCATAGCTTAATGATACCACACAAGATAATGATTGTCAAGATCCATTATGTTCTTGACAAGTAGCCGCAAGACGCATATAATTGAATTTGTAATTCAGGGGTCAGTTACTCGTCGAGCTGATACTTACGATAAGCGAACGTAGCTGTAGCCTCAAGATAGTCGATAGTTCTGTTCGTCGTTTCGAAGTTAAGTTCTGACAGGCTAAGAGGAAACAAATCAAGGAACATGATGTTTCTGTTCAAGTTCTTGGCACTTGTGAGGATAGAAAGCACGGCGTCTGACATAAACGTTGTGTAGTATCCTTCAGGGCGCGTCTTAGCAAGAAAATTGGCGTTGTTAGTTCTTGAGAGCTGGCGCGTCTGATCCAGAGAATCTGGGTGACCAAGCCCTTCCAGCCACTTTTGAATTTCGAAGTAGTTCTTTAGATCTTCATCTACCTTGAATATGATAGTGAGTGGCTCGTATGTGATACGATCGCCTGGACGCGGAACAGACGCGAATGGTGTAGGGCTTTGTACTGCGTTCATAGACACAGCTGGAATAGTAGCGCCCTGACAGAAGTAGTTAACTCCTGGAAGCTTCTTAATGGCAAATTTAAAGCCATTCTGTCCGAGGAAGTTAAGATTTGTGGGTTGAGTTTCTAGTATCGACATACAGCTATTTATTCAACAAAAAAGGGGAGCATTTCTGCTCCCCAGTTTGCGGTTTGAACCCGTCTTCTTTATCCCTCCCACATGGAGGGTTATTCTTACATGAGGTTGGAAACCTGCACGAAGCGATAGTATACGTTGTAACCCTTGGTGTTTGGTGCACCAATAACGCCATCGGCAGAAGACGTTGCGAATGGGTTTGCAACCATTCCGTAACGGGTCTTGAAGCCGATCTTTGGCTGAAAGGTATCCTGACCAACGGCGCGAACCATCTGGAGAGGAACGTATGGGCAATAGAACAGACCGGCGTCGAAAGCTGAAGAGCCCTTGTAGCCGAGTGTGAAATACTGCTTGCCTGAAGAAGAAGCGAAGTATGGGTCGATATAGACCTTGATACGTCCGTTCAGAACACCAGCGAAGGTGTTGCCTGTGTCGTCTACGTTCAGGTTGTTAGCAAGAGCTGGGGTGTAATCAAGAACGCCAGCCATCTGAAGAGCTGAAGCAACGTCGGATCCGCAGATCAGAACGTTACCCTTGCCTCTACGAGTTGCCTTAGCGATCTGGTTAGACTCACGCTCGATCTGGAACAGAAGGCCCTTGAACTTTTCAACCATCCAACGACCGTTTGAGTCAACGTCCAGGTTGAACGTACCGGCAGTCGTTACGTTTTCCTGAGCGCCTGGTGTGGCTGTATAGTTGATTGTACGAACAACTTCGCGGTTGATTTCCGAAAGGATTTCAGCAGCAAGGATGTTTGAAAGTTCTGTTTCAGCATCAAGGCCGTGGATAGCCTTAAGATCCTGAGCCAGTTCCATCGTGTATTCTGCCTTGAGTGCGCGTGATACTGCTGTAACCGCTACCTTCTCAATGCTGAATGCCATTTCCTGGAATGCGTTACCAGCACCGTCGCCCAGAGCTTCAGCGGCTGAACGAGCCATACCTGTCGAAACAGTGTATGAAGACGTTGTAGCTGCAGATGCACGATCCGTTGGATCGTTTGACTGCTGGAAGCGACCTGTTGAAGTGTTACCAACAACCTTACGTGAAGCAGTGTTACCAGCAGCAGAACCAGAGAATGTGGTATTTGCTTCGTTGAACAGAGCTTCTGGAGTTGTCGTCTGGTTTGTGAAACGTGAACGCATTGCGAAGATCAGGCCTGTTGGACCTGTCATTGGCTGAACGCCGCAGATGTCGTATGCGATCAGGTTTGGCATAGAACGACGAACAAGCGAGATCAGAACTGGATCGAACGTGTCGATCGAGCCGTCACCAGCTGTTGAAGATGAGTTGCCCATAGCGTTTGTTGGAGCAGCTTCGCCCAGGAGACCTGGAGCGCGATAACCGCCTGAACCGAATCCGTCTTCACGAGCAGACTTCTCCTGGTTTTCCAGAAGCTGAGCAACTACGCTACGACGATGAACGTCCTTAATGGGAGCCAGATCAGGATGTTCCAGGACTGGCTGCCACTTTTTCTGAATTGACTCATTCAGAGATTGCATG